AATCGTCTGATCTTGCCACGTAGAGTATCGATATTGCCGTCTTCGGAACAGTTAACAATGATATAATCAAAACCTAGAACTTTGCATATAGCTTTAGCTACTGTAGTTTTACCAAGACCGGCTGAACCAGTGAATAGCATATTAGGCAGTTCGCCTGTTTTTATGATCTTTTTAAATACAGCCTTTAGGGCTGGTGGTAGGATTGTATCTTCAATGGTTTGAGGGCGATATTTCTCGACCCAGATGAAATCTTTTTGACTCATGTATTACCTCATAATATATTATATAAAAAACCCTCGAACATTGGACTGCCGCGTCTAATGTCCGAGGGGTCGTACACCCAACAAATTACTACGCTTCAGAAGCCTGAAGCTCTTCACACAACTGGACTAAATGTATACATTGGTCCCGTAGTTTTCCTACTGACGATAATTCTTCGCCTCGAAATGCGCCTCGTGCTGTTAGCGCATCAATTACTGCTGTAGTAGAGCGCGAAGAATTCGCACAAATCTTAACTAATTCTTCGACCTTACTTTCTACTGCATTACTTTCCTTACTCATTACTTATCTCCGTATGTACTAGTTTTCTCTAGAGCGCACCAATATTGAACACCAGACTCGATGTTCACAAAATGCGAGATTAGCTTCTCCGAGATACCGACTTGATAATCACCATCAATCATTTTAAGATTAGAGATGTTGAAAATAAAGTTGAAATCTGGTTGCTCGAATGTTCCGTCCACATCAATGGAATATGCATTCGACGTTTTATCATTGTTATCTATAACAGATAAAGACACCGCACCATTGACAGCGCGAACAGACATTTCAGCGTGACCCAGTACAGAAGCCGCACGTTTGATACTTGATAGCGTTGCACCATCTAAAGTAAAGTTGACTTGTGATTCAGGCATAACAATATCTTTTGCTGGTGTTGTCAACATGTCAATGTCAGAATAAAAGTACTTGATTCGTGATCTACCCGAGGTGTCGCTAACAAGAACGTGATCATCTTCAAATTTTAGTCGAGGTCGATCAACCAGAGACAGAACCGATAGAAACTCATTAAGTTCATATATGCCTACAGTCTTAGGAAATGTTACATCTAGCTCTACAGAACTTAGTACATTCTTTGCTTCGGAGATTGTTTTGAGAACATTGCCTTCTTGTATAACAATGTTAGGGTTAATCGACGCGTAATTCTTTAGAACCTGCATCGTCTTTTCTGTTAATTCCATGATATATTCCAAGTTGTGTTTGTGGGTTAATTATAACATAATTCATAGTAAAGGTCAAGCTATTTTACTAAAGTTTTTATCTTTAACAAACTCGATCTTATTGTCAAAATACTGATCTAAGATTGCACCTTTGTGGCTGATAACAAAAACGCTCGAATCTTCGTCCATGCTACCAATGATCTTAGTGAGGTTATCTACCCCATCAGCATCCAAGCTACTATCGAATGTTTCATCGAGGATTAGTAAGTTAGTTGCAACACTATTTTTCATCTTAGCGATCATGCGCCAAGTGAATAATAATGCCAGATCAATTCTTTGTTTCTCACCTTCGGAGAATGAATCATACGAAAACATATCACGGTGGCGAGATTTTATTGTCTCCTTAAAAGTATCGTCAAGATCGAACGACACGTAAAAATCTAGTATCTGTAGGTACTGATTAACAAGCTTATTGATTACTGGCAAGTACTGCTTAATAATCTTCGTCTTAATACCAGTATCTTTTAAAAGTTCTGCAATGACAAGACCGTATGAACCGTTGTCCGAAATGATGATATGATCTTCCATTATCCTATCTTTGGTAGCATTATACTCGGCTAACTGAGACATAGCTTGATCGATGTCACCTTCTTGCTCGTCAAACTTAGCCAATTCTGCTCTTAGCTTCGTCACTCGGCGATTCAACTCCTGCAACTGTATGTCACGTATATTCTGGGCATTAACAACCTCAGTAACGTCTGAATGCGACTTTTTTAAATATTGCAGTTTATCGTTGAATTCGCCGAGTGACAGGACGACTTTCGTTCTTCCTTCTTGGAGCTTATCGTGTTTTCCTTGAGCGCATTCCGTCTTCTCTGTTCTAAGTCCTTCGTCAATGTCTTGGTCACAGGTGGGACAGATTTGGTTATTTTCATAAAATTTAATTTCTTTATTTAATTCTTTTTGCTTTACAGCATACTGGTGATCGAACTTTTCGATACCGCGTATCTTATCATCTAATGTTTTCATTTCATGTTCGAGTGAAGATAGCGAGGATTTAAGATTGCCGATATCATTCTCTATAGCACCACTGATCTGCTCTAATACGTCATCAATCTCCTTCTGTTTACTAGCTTTATGTTCGTTAGCCATCTTCTGAATCTTGACAACATAACGCTCTTGATTCTTTATCTTATCGCGGACCAGTTCTAACTGCACCTGATTAGTTCGTGAAGTCTCACGAAGTACCGACATACGCTCTTTCAGAATACCATTCATTTTAGAGAATACGTTAATGTCAAGCAAATCCTCAATCACATCTCTTCGGTGTTGTGCTGGTAACTGCATAAATGGAACAAACGATGATGAACCAAGCACTACAATCTGGTGAAACGACTTATGATTGAGTTTGAGAATATTCTTTTCAAGTACAGATTGATATTCTTTACTATGGCTGTCTTGGTTAACAAGTACACCATCTTTCCATATCTCGAACGTGTTAGGCTTAATACCACGATGAATCTTATAGTGGGCACTTCCAACAGCGAACTCTACTTCAACCTCAGTCTTACCATTGTTAATAGAATTGATCAATTGATTCTTTGTGATAGACCTATGCGCCTTACCGAACAGTCCAAATGATAGCGCATCAAGCATTGTGGACTTGCCTGCACCATTTTGTCCAACTACTAAAGTAGATCGTGATCGATTTAACTCTACCTCTGTGAAATTATCACCGGTACTGAGAAAATTCTTGTATCTGAGTTTCTGAAAGACTATAATTACGCTATCTCCAATGTCTGGGCTTCAATCATTAATTGTCGCACTTCCGATTTAATACGATTTTTATCTAGTACCGTATCTACGTTGTCTATGTAAGTATACAGTAATTCTTCGGTAGTGTCAACCGTTATTTTATCATCTTCAACATTCTCTCCTACAAACTCCGAGAAGTTTTCTGCAATCTTTAACTCATGTATTCGCTTCATCTGTAGACGATCAACAAATCTCTCGAACAACTTAGGATTAGATTTATTAAGAACAATCAACTTTACGAACTTATTATCCACGTCAGGCAATTGACCTACGCTATACTTGAATTCAGCCTTCTCCTGCAAATCGTCGTAGTAGACTCTTTCGTATATTGTCAAAGGATTATGTACAGGTGTTAACTCGCGAGTGTCAGTGTCTAATACATGGAAGTATTTAGGATCGTGCGCGTCACTCCAGAAAAACTCGTACTGAGAACCTAGATAATGAATTGCTCCTTGTTGCGATTTTGTGTGAAAGTGTCCTGATAAAACCATCTCGAATCTATCAAACAATGATGCTGGAATTTGACCGTGGGAGCATGGAATGCCCGCAGACATTTCGAATCCTTCTAACTCTAAATGCGCGCCAACATAACTAGCTTTGCAGTTAGTAAGAAATTCTATAGTCCTAGCTTCATTTTCTTGGTTGATCCAAGGCACCATAGCGAAGTCTAGACCATCATAATTAACGACCGTGGGTTTCTCAATAATTCGAACTTCAGTCATATAGTGACCAAGAAGTTCTTTTAAAGAATTGAGATCGTTGGTATTCTTATAGTAGACATCATGATTGCCAGGTATAATATCCATATGAATACCATACTCTCGAAGCTTCTCAAGGAATATCTGTCTGTTATGTTCAAGAGCCTTGAAGTTAATGAACTTTCGATTTTCATAGTAATCGCCTAGATGGACGATCTTAGTGATATTATGCTTTTTCAAATATGGAAAGAATATGTCTCTATAGAACGCCTCTTGATATTCCATGAATATGTCAGAAGAATTTCGCACACCGCAATGCGTATCATTTAGAAAAGCAATCTTCATGACCGGTCCTCTTCACCCAAGAGAAAACCTGTTAGATCAGAATCGACCGAGCGACTTCTGCGCTTCGCTTTCTTCTCACTCTTTTTATATTCGCTTATCAACCTATCGTTTGTTCTGACATAATCAACCCGATCTCTGAGTGAATCCACAAAGGCTTGCGCTTGCTGATTAGATTGCTCGTCGCCCTCGTTGCTCACCAAATCAGACAGCCCAGACTCAGCCAGATACCGCACTTTAATATCCTGCTGTTTCTTTTCTTTTTCGATACGTCTAAGAAAGGCGTACCAAGATATCTGAGTAAAATATGCGAATGCATTAGGCTTGCCTGTACGCGTAGCAAACTCAAGATTATAATTCTCGATAGCCTTCAGGCAATTCTCTACAGCATCCATGACCATTTCATCGCGATAAGTGTATCGAACGAAGTTGGATTTATGGGATAGACCTTCGCATATTTTAAGAAAACAAGAAGCGATATAGTTAGTCACGATTGGCGCCTTCTCGCCACGTGCTACTCGGTCATGTTTATCAGTCACATAGTCAACTACAGCTTGGGAAAACTGTGCGTTGTTTACGTAATGCGGCTTATCTTTAGGTTTAACTTTAGCTGTAGTTTTAGACTTTGGCATATCGTTCCATCTTTATTTTAAGTTATACGGTATTATAACAGGTTTAATTCTTAAAGTCAAGTGGTTTCGATTATGGCAATTCCCCTTTCACTCTATTTCGAAGGTTTGACGTAGAAAATCTATGAGAACGCTCGTTGAAATATACCTCAATATTTCGAGCCCTACAGATATCTCTACCAGTGAAGTCTTGGGTCTTATATTCTTCACCTAGTATTCGCACATCAATATCAAACATAGAAAGAATGTCGGTAAGGTCAGACTCATTACCATATGGCACAATCTCGTCTACATACTTACATGCATGAAGTTGGGTGTAACGCTCAACAATAGATTGAACAGGCGAATTCTTGTCTACTCGATCAGAACTTGGATCAATCTGAAGACCTACTATTAAATAGTCACATTGCTCTTTTGCCGCACGAAGCATCTGAACATGACCCGCGTGAAGAAGGTCAAAGGCTGAACATGTAAACCCCACTTTCATTTTAATTCTACTCATAAACTTCAGCG